CCCAGAAGGACATGGTGGACGCTGCCGCCAAGCTCGATGAACTTGAGCTTCGTAAGGCCGAAGCCTCTGGACGACAGCAGCTTGAGGCGGCGCGTCTCGGCGTGGACATCCAGAAGGACAAGGCGGCTCTTGCGGCCAAGCAGCAGATTGAAGGTGTACGACTCGGGCTTGATATCGGCAAAGCACGAGACGACGTGGACATGCGTCGTAGACAAGCCGAGCAAACTCAACAGCCAGAAGGCGGGAGCAGTGAAGCATGAGTTATTCCAACGCTCTGGAATACTTGGACGCAAAACTCCAAGAAGAGCGCATCTTGATCGTTGAAGCCGTTGTGCAGGGCAAACTGGACGAGGGCGAATACAAACGACTTTGCGGGGCTTTACAGGGTCTTGAACTCGCAAAGAATCACATCAAAGACCTTGCAAAACGCTTGGAGCGCGATAATGAGTAACATTGATATTGAAGCGACTAAAGAGCAAGTAGAGAAGGCAAAGCTTCTCCCTGAGCCGAAAGGGTACCGAATCCTCTGCGCAGTGCCGCAGGTGGAGGAGGAGTTTGAAGGTGGCCTGATCAAGGCTGAGGACACTAAGAAGGTCGAGGAGCAGACAACTGTTGTCCTGTTCGTCGTCAAGATGGGTGACCTTTGCTACGCCGACAAGGATCGGTTCCCGACCGGGCCGTGGTGTAAGGAGGGGGACTTCGTGCTGACACGACCCTATTCCGGCACCCGCGTGGTCATCCACGGACGTGAGTTCCGCGTTATTCACGACGACACGGTGGAAGCGGTGGTCCAAGACCCCCGTGGCATCCGTCGCGCATAAGGAGTTGTTTTTATGCAACAAGAAGAATTTAAGTTTCCCGACGAGATCCCTGCCGATAAGGCAGAAGCAGAACCCGAGTTTGAGGTCAAGATCGAGGACGATACCCCGCCAGAGGATAGGGGCCGTAAGCCTCTCCCGAAGGAGATCGTGGACGAGCTCGACAAGGACGACCTTGAGGAGTACTCCGAAAAGGTCAAGAAGCGCCTTGGGCAGATGAAGAAGGTCTGGCACGACGAGCGTCGTGCTAAAGAGGCCGTTTCCCGTGAAAAGGACGAGGCTCTTAAGTTCGCTCAGGCCCAGATGGAAGAGAACCGTCGCCTAAAGCAGCGTCTTGGAACGGGCGAAAAAGCCTACATCCAAGAGGTTACCAAGGCCGCTACCAACGAGCTGAACACTGCCAAGGACCGCCTGAAGCAGGCATATGACTCCGGGGACTCTGAAAAAATCACCGATGCGCAGGAAGCCCTGACCGATGCCAAGCTCCGCCTTAAGGAGTACGAACGCTTCCAGCCCTCTTTACAAGACGAGTCAGAAAGAGTACAACCCACACAACAGGTTACGACGCCGCCGCAACCCGCTGACCAGAAAGCAGAAAACTGGAAGGCAAGGAACACGTGGTTTGGCGATGACGAGGAAATGACCGCCCTCGCACTCGGCCTGCATGAGAAGTTGGTCCGGTCTGGTGTTGATCCGCGTAGTGACGATTACTATCGGCGAATTGACGAGACCATGAGGAAGCGTTTTCCTGAGTCCTTCAACGAAGGCGAGGCAGACGAAGCTCCTCAAACGAGGGAAGCTGAAAAGCCATCTCGCACAAAGCCAGCCAATGTAGTGGCTCCAGTAACGCGGGGAACCGCGCCGCGTCAGGTCCGCCTGACACCGACTCAAGTTGCGCTTGCCAAGAAGCTTGGCATCAGCAATGAACAGTACGCACGTGAAATCATGAAATTGGAGAATAACAATGGCTGAGAACAGACTTACTCGTGAACTCGAAAACCGAGAATCCGGGCTGCGCAAACTCGCTTGGGCACCCCCACAGGTTCTTCCTTCACCCAAGGAACAGCCGGGCTGGGTATTCAGGTGGATCCGGACCAGTTTGATGGGCACAGCAGACCCAACGAATACGTCCTCCAAGTTCCGTGAAGGTTGGGAGCCCTGCAAGGCCGAAGACCACCCGGAGCTGATGTTACAGGCTGATCCGAACTCCCGCTTCAAGGGAAATGTCGAGATCGGCGGGCTGTTGTTGTGCAAGGCCCCTGAAGAGATGATGAAGCAACGAGATAATTTTTATCTCAAGCAGGCTCAGGCTCAGATGGAAGCTGTTGACAACAACTTTATGCGTCAGAAAGACGACCGCTCAAACATGGCGATCTTTAATGAGCGTAAGTCGGGCGTCTCTTTCGGGCGTGGCGGTAAATAAATTCATCTTTTAGGAGTATCAAATGGCTTACCCCACTGTTGATGCCCCTTACGGACTTAAGCCGGTCAATTTGGTCGGCGGCCTTCCGTTTGCGGGTGCTACTCGACAGATCGCGATTGGGAACAACTACGGCACTGCCATGTATAACGGCGATGTCGTGCAGTTGAACTCGTCGGGAAATGTCATCATCACGACCCTTCAGAATCAGGCCACCAACTCGGTTGCCGGTGTGATCGGCGTGTTCCTCGGCTGTTCCTACACGAACCCGGCCACGAAGCAGAAGCTCTTCTCGCAGTACTACCCCGGTAGTGTTGCGGCTGACGACATCACGGCGTATGTCTCGGATGATCCGAACGCGCTGTACCGTGTCGTCAACGTGACCAGCAACGTGGCGGATAGTTCGACGGGCGGTCTTCTCCCGGCGTTCATCAGCCGTGCCAACTCGTTTGGCACCAATGCGGAGCTCGTTCTCAACACGGGTTCCTCGACGACTGGCAACAGCCGTATGGGCGTCTTTATCAACAACGTTGCGACTTCGCTGCCGCTTCGCGTGATTGATATCGTCCCCGATTCGGTTAACACCAGCGGCAACTTTGTTGAGTTCATCGTGAAGTTCAACGCGACTTACCACGCGTACAACAACACGGTCGGCACCTAATAGGGAGTTCTAAGAAATGGCTATTTCACGCGCACAACTTCTTAAGGAGCTGCTGCCCGGCCTGAACGCCCTGTTCGGTCTGGAGTACAAGCAGTATGGTGAGGAGCACAAGGAGATCTACGAGACTGAGACCTCCGAGCGTTCCTTTGAAGAAGAGACGAAGCTGAGCGGGTTCTCCGCTGCCCCGGTCAAGCCCGAGGGTCAGGCCATTGCGTACGATAATGCGCAGGAAGCTTGGACGGCTCGTTACAACCACGAGACGATTGCTCTCGGCTTCTCCATCACGGAAGAGGCTGTTGAGGACAATCTGTACGACTCGCTCAGCAAGCGCTACACCAAGGGCCTTGCCCGCGCTATGGCGTACACGAAGCAGGTCAAGGCTGCTTCGGTCCTGAACAACGCTTTTGCTGCCGGTGTGACCGGTGGTGACGGCGTGTCGCTCTGCAATGCGAACCATCCGCTCGTTTCGGGCGGCGTCAACAGCAACCGTCTGACCGCTTCGGACCTCAACGAGACTTCGCTTGAGGCTGCAGTGATCCAGATCGCTGGTTGGACTGACGAACGTGGTCTGCTCATTGCGGCGAAGCCGCGTAAGCTCATCGTGCCCCCGTCCTTGATGTTCGTCGCCAAGCGGCTTCTTGACACGGAGCTCCGTGTTTCGACTGCTGATAACGACATCAACGCCCTCAAGGCGATGGGCTCGATCCCGGAAGGCTATACGGTCAACCACTACTTGACCGACACGAACGGCTGGTTCCTCCGAACCGATGTTCCGAATGGCCTGAAGCACTTCGTCCGTTCGCCGCTGGCGAATTCCATGGATGGTGACTTTGACACGGGGAACGTCCGTTACAAGAGCCGCGAGCGTTACAGCTTCGGCTGGAGTGACCCGCTCGGCATCTTCGGTTCGCCGGGTTCGTCCTGATAAATCAGTAACTTACGCTGATTGGGAGGGGGGCTTCGGCCCCCCTTCTTTTTGTCTTGACCTTTTGAAATCCGTTGTATAAGCTTTACCTGTATCGTAATACGGGGCTACAGATGGATACTTCAACGCTGCCTAAGTCTCGCGCCGAAGCCAAGGCTACGGGGGCTAAGCATTACTTCACTGGAGAGCCGTGTAAGCACGGCCATGTCGCTCCCCGCAAGACGAAGGGGGCCTGCACCGAATGTTTAAGGGTTGACTGGGAAAAAAGGAACGTCACCCGCGCTGAGTACTTTAGGCAGTACAACCGGTCCGAAATAGCCAAAGAAGCGAAGCGGAAGTACTATCAGCGCAATGCAGAACTAGTAAAACTAAAAGCCCTTTCGCGCTCAAACGAGGACCGGCGTAGGTATAGAAATAAGTATCGGCTCACTAATCCTGACCTCTATCGCGCCCATGTCAGTTTCCGCCGTCGCCGGTTCCGGAACGCTACGCCCAAGTGGTTGACCAAGGAGCACAAACAGGCCATACGGCAGCTGTATATCGACGCTATGACGGTAAGCCGGGTCACGGGGGTGCCGTATGTCGTGGATCACATCATCCCGCTTTTAGGTTCTACGGTGTCGGGTCTCCACGTCCCTTGGAACCTGCGGGTCATCACCCGCGAGGAAAACCTCGTCAAGTCAAATCAGCTTGTTGACACCCTTTCTGATTGAGCGTATACAGAACCTTCGGGAAAAATTCGCTTATCAGACAGCCCCGACTGACGACATGCAGACTGATAAGCACCGTTATTACTCGCATGTGAGGAGATATATACATGGGTACGACTACATTTTCTGGCCCGGTTGTTTCGCAGAACGGCTTCGTTGGCGATTTCACCGGTAACATCACGGGCAATGTCACGGGCAATGTCACGGGCAATGTCACGGGCAATGTCACGGGCGATGTCTTCGCTTCGGTTCAGTCCCTCTCGGGCGCTGGTGCGGTCAACGTGACCGATATGTTCACCTCGCTCACCACGACTGGCGCGGCTCAGGCCCTGACGCTTGCCAACGGCACGGTGGGGCAGATGAAAATCATCGCTCACGCGGTTGATGGTGGTTCGGCGGTGCTCACCCCGACCACGAAGATCGGCTTCACTACGATCACGTTCACGAACGTTGGTGACGCGGCTACGCTGGTCTACACTTCGGCTGGCTGGGCTATCGTGGGCATCAGTGGTGCGGTTGCTGCTTAATAGGAGCCTTACATGGCCATGCAAACTGACGTCCTTGCCAGTGCGGTAAGGACGACTGATGGTCTTCTTGCAGACCAAGCGGGCAACACCCTCGGGCGCAACCGTGTCAAGGCGATCTACATCGTCCCGGATACGGGTGCGGGCAGCGTGGTGTTAAAAGACGGTGGCGCTTCGGGTTCGGTCAAGTTGACCATCAATACCCTTGTGTCATCGACAAGCCCGGACTACATCCTCATCCCCGGCGAAGGCTTGCTCTTCCAGACCAACATCTACGTCGATCTGACGGACGTGGTCTCGGTGATGGTGTTCTATGGCTAAGTCTCCTGCGTGGCAACGCAAGGAAGGGAAGAACCCGGCTGGCGGCTTGAATGCCAAAGGCCGGGCTTCTTACAACAAAGCCAACCCCGGCAAGCCGGGCCTGAAGCGTCCTCAGCCTGAAGGCGGCGCTCGTAAGAAATCGTTCTGTGCTCGCATGTCGGGCATGAAGAAAAAGCTTACGAGTGCCAAGACAGCGAATGACCCAAACAGCCGGATCAACAAGTCGCTCAGGGCGTGGAAGTGCTGAGATGGACATCCTGATCTGGAACATAGCCCTGACTGCCGTACTTGCTTTTATCGGGTACGTGATGAAAGAGAAGTCTGACGAGATCCATCGTATTGGGATCTTGCTCAACAAGACCCGTGAAGAAGTTGCGCGGGACCACATCACCCGCGTTGAAGTTCGGGCTGACTCGCAGATGCTCTTGGACCGGCTTGACCGTCTTGAGCAGAAGATTGACCGACTGATGGAGCAGCACCGTGCCCAGTAAATCAAAGGCGCAGCGTAATCTGATGGCCGCTGCCGCCCATAACCCAGCCTTTGCTAAGAAAGTCGGGGTCCCGACCAAGGTGGCGAAGGAATTCAACAAGGCCGACAAAGGCCGTAAATTCAGGAGTAAGTCGAAATGAAGATGAAAATGAAAGGTATGGCTGACAAGGCCGGTCGCGCCATGAAGCGTCGTACGCCGGACACGATGGGCCGTGCGATGGTCAAGGGCTACAAGGAAGGCGGCATGGTGTACCGCAAGGGTGCCGATGGCATCACTGCTAAGGGCAAAACCAAGGGCAAGATGGTCAAGATGGCTGGCGGCGGACGCTGTGCCTAATAGCCCGCCCAAGCGCAGGCGAATCCCGCTTCCGGGGGATCGTGCTACAGGATTTCGCAATCCGGTAGAAAAGCCTAGGGCAACCCCTTCGGCTCCTGATGCGCTTGCACCCAGCAATTGGGAGGACGGGATTGTTGTATTAGATAGAGTCGTATCTGGAGACTCGTATCGTGAGAGCCTGACTCCGGAAGAGCGCAAACAGCACGATGCTGCCGAAGCGCGGCGTAAGCGTATACAGGAGCAGCGCGAACGCGAAGCGCAGCAGTTAAGAGAACAGCGGACAAGGCAAGAAAGGTATATACGAGAGCAGCAATTGCGGGATCACTTTAGGCTAAGGAAAGGTAAAGAGTCTGAGTTTATTCCAAGCCTTTCACCTAGCGTTCAGAACGTGCGTAAAGGCGGCCTTATCAAGAAGTACGCCAAGAAGTACGCTAAGGGTGGTTCCGTTTCCTCCGCTTCCAAGCGGGCTGATGGTTGTGTTACTAAGGGTAAGACCCGAGGAAAGTTTGTATGAAACCTATTGACGATATGTCTTTTGACGACGCTTTCAAGAAGAAGCGCCGCGAACTTGGTCCGGGCAAAACTTTTACGTGGCAGGGCAAAAAGTATACGACCGACAGAAAAGACGATTCGATGGACGACCTCACGCCGCGAGGCAATCTGCCGTCGCCAGAAGACGACGTGACGGAAGGCGGTCCTACGCAGCGTAACAGCCCACGACGTACCCCGAAACGTAAGGGAATCCCCCTGCCTAGCGACCGCGCCACGGGGTTCCGTGATCAGGTGAAAGAGACCGGCATGACGCCCGATGAGCGTTCCGACGCAGTGGGTAAATTTGCTCTCGGCGCTGCCAGTCTGCTTCCTGCAGGGCGTGTTGCACGTGGACTTCAGACTGCCAAGCGTCGTTACGATATCGGTAGGCGCGTCGATGCTATGACTGAAAACCAGCAGAAAACCGCTATGATGAGAGCCGCACGGGAGGCTCGTGAAGTTGACGGTATGCGCTCTGGTGGGCGGGTGAAAAAGTACGCTTCCGGCGGCTCCGTCTCCTCCGCTTCCAAGCGGGCTGATGGCTGCGCTACCAAGGGCAAGACTCGCGGGAAGTTCGTCTAATTAGGGGTAAATTGAAATGATGAACATGAAGATGAAGAAAGGTATGGCCTATTCTAAGGGCGGTATGCCTGACTTGACTGGCGACGGTAAGGTGACCCGCGCTGACGTTCTTAAGGGGCGTGGCGTGTTTAAGCGTGGAGGCTCCGTGAAAAAGTACGCTTCCGGCGGCTCAGCTACTTTTACTGCGCGAGACAAACAAACTCCTGACTACTCTACTTTTGGAGCGATGTCTGTTACTGAGGATGGGGAACCAACTCATACCTACAAACTTGATAAAGATGGCAAGCCATACCGCTCAGGCTCTAGTCGGAGCACTTCAGATTCCCCTCGGGTAACTAGAATTACGGCACTTAATAAAGATGGCAAGCCACCCCGCAACGCGCTAAGTGGGCTTACTGATAAAGAGATTGATAAACTTTTTGAATCCGGTGATTTTCGTGTTGGTCCCGGCGGAGTACCCAAGAGACCTACTGAAGCCCAACTTAGAGATGCCGTCCGCGAGCGTGGCGGCTCCGTCAAGAAGTACGCCAAAGGCGGCTCCGTCTCCTCCGCTTCCAAGCGTGCTGATGGCTGCGCTACCAAGGGCAAGACTCGCGGGAAGTTCGTCTGATGATGCCGTCGCGTGGTATGGGTGCTATGGCTCCTAGCAAGATCCCTCGTGCCAAGCGACGTGGGGACAACAAGCCCGTCAAGACTTTCAAGAAGGGCGGCGAGAGCAAGGTCAACGAGGCCGGGAACTACACCAAGCCCGGCATGCGTGAGAGCCTGTTCAAGTCGATCAAGTCTCGGGCTGTGCAGGGTACCAAGGCAGGTCAGTGGAGCGCCCGCAAGGCACAGTTGCTTGCTAAGAGTTATAAGGCCAAGGGTGGCGGGTACAGAGACTAATATGAAAGCCCCACAGCAGTCGCTTAAGGCATGGACTCAGCAGAAATGGAGAACCAAAAGTGGTAAACGATCTTCTGACACGGGTGAAAGATATCTTCCGGAATCTGCGATCAATGCTCTCAGCCCCTCCGAGTACGCCCGAACCACCGCCGCCAAGCGTAAAGGCAAAGCCCAAGGCAAGCAGTTCGTCCGGCAACCCAAGGGCGTTGCTGCTAAAACGCGCAGCTTCCGCCAAGCGGGTAAAGGGTAAGAAGTAATGGCCGACAAGACTACAGCCACAACCGACTTCAATCTCGACCTCAACACCATCGTGGAAGAGGCTTTCGAGCGTTGTGGTGCGGAACTTCGTAGCGGTTACGACCTGCGTACGGCTAAGCGTAGTCTGTCCCTGTTGCTTATGGACTGGTCCAACCGGGGCATCAATCTGTGGACGCTTGAGCAGGGCACGCATGCCTTGACCTACAACGTCGGTACCTATGACCTCCCTGCCGACACGGTGGACTTGCTCGACCATGTGATCCGGACAGGCACCGGCACGAACCAGATCGACATCAACATCAGCCGGATTTCGTCCAGCACCTACGTTGCCATCCCGAACAAGAACGCGACGGGGCGTCCGATCCAGATCTGGATCAATCGTCGTACGGGTGCAACCGATGCCAATAATGTCGTGGTCTATCCGCAGTTTACGGTGTGGCCGAAGCCCGACAACAGCACCCCGTACACCATTTACTACACCCGGCTGCGCCGCATGTTCGACGTGGGTAATGGCTCTAACGGGCAGGACATCCCGTTCCGCTTCCTGCCCTGCATGGTCGCGGGCTTGGCCTACATGCTCTCGATGAAGATTCCCGGCTCTGAAGCTAGGATGGCATCGCTCAAGGCTCAGTACGACGAGGCTTGGGATCTGGCTGCGGGCGAGGATCGGGAGAAGGCTGCGGTGCGGTTCGTGCCGAGACAGAGCTTCCTTGGGGGCTACTGATGCCTAATCGGTTTGCAAGTGGCAAAAATGCTATCTCGCAGTGTGATCGCTGCGGGTGGCGCTTTAAGCTGAAGGAGCTTAGGCCGCTTGTCATCAAGACCAAGAACGTTAATATTCTTGTTTGCGGGTCGTGTTGGGAACCTGATCAGCCGCAGTTGTCGCTGGGCCTCTACCCGGTGGACGATCCGCAGGCGATACGGAACCCCCGCCCGGACACGACTTATTTTGCACCCGGCAATGACGGCGCGGGTGGTAGTAGAATGATCCAGTGGGGCTGGAACCCGGTTGGTGGGGCCTCCGCAGATGATGCAGGGCTGACCCCGAATTATCTCGTATCCAAGGGATACGTAGGCGATGTAACGGTCGTAACGACCTAGGAGTATTAAAATGGACACGAAGGCAATGCTGAAGAAGCATATGGCGAAGGGTAAGGGTGCTCACCCTGATCCGGCTGTTAAAGGCATGCGTGCTGGTGGCAAGACCAACAGCGAGATGAAGAAGTACGGTCGCGGCATGGCTAAGGTCATGAATCAGCGCAGCCCGATGCGCGGCTCTTCGGGCCCGAGGTAATCATCATGGGTAAGCCTGATTTCAAGTTCTTCGATTGGGACATGAATCCCATCGGCAAGTACAAGCAGCCTGAGCCAAACAACGCTCCTACGGGCGAGAACGGCTATCCGGAGACGGATGTGAACCGTGGCGTGACCCACATAGACATGCAGGGCTACGGCGCTGCCACCAAGGGCCGCAAGTTCATTGAGGGGGTCAACCTCGACAAGCGCAGCTTGGCTGGCGTGCTGACGCGTCAGGGCAAAGAGAAGTAATACTTCTAGACCATGAACTACGCAACGCTCACCACACTGGTACAGCAGTACTGCGAATCGACTGAAACGTCGTTCGTAGCGAACATCCCTACCTTTGTGGGACTTGCGGAAGAGCGGATCTATAACTCGGTCCAGATCCCGGCGATCCGTCGCAACCAGATTGGTACTCTGTCCATCAACAACAAGTACCTGACGCTACCTAGCGACTGGCTTGCGACGTTCTCTTTGACGGTGATCGACCCGACGACGAACGCTCAGGAGTTCCTGCTCGATAAGGACGTGAACTTCATCCGGCAGTCTTTTCCGGACCCGGATGACACGGGCATCCCGAAGTATTACGCGATCTTCGACGATAATACCTTGATCTTGGGGCCGACCCCGAATGCCGCGTATCAGGTAGAGATGCACTACTATTACTACCCGCAGAGCATCGTGACGGCGGGTACGTCGTGGCTTGGGGACAACTTCGAGAACATCTTGCTCTACGGCACGCTGCGCGAAGCCTACACCTACTTGAAGGGTGAGGCCGACATGATGCAGTACTACGAGCAGAAGTATCAGGAAGCCGTTGGTCAGTTGACCCGCCTTGGCGATGGCCTCAACCGGCGTGATGCGTACCGCTCTGGTCAGGCTAGGGTTCCGGTGAACACGTGATCTTTCAGACCCAAACGTTGAGCTTCAAGGCTGAACTTCCGCAGGCGGTGCATAACCTGCTGACGGATACGATCAAGCTTGCGCTCTACACAAGCAACGCGACCTTGGATGAGAACACTACGGTCTATTCCGTCACCAACGAGGTTGTCGGCGGTAGCTATGTTGCCGGGGGTGTGGTCTTGACCGGCGTGACGATCAACACGGCAAACAACGTGGTCTACGTCGATTTCAACAATGCTGTGTGGAACCCGGCGTCCTTCACGGCGGCAGGCGGCCTCATCTACAACGCAAGCAAGAGCAACAAGTCCATAGCGGTCCTGAGTTTTGGCGCAGACAAGATCGCTACCAACACCTTCACGGTGCAGATGCCGACCAATTCATCCGATTCTGCGCTGCTTCGATTTACTTAAGGAGTTATTGAGATGCTTACCAACAAGGCTAAGTCGGTAGACGAGGCGGCGGCTTCGATCACCAAGAGTGACGGCGCGAAGGAAGGTCTTCGTGGCGGCGGCGTTTTCCGTATCGAGTGCCGCGATGCAGAAGGCAACCTGAAGTGGGCTGCTGAGTCCGAGAACCTCGTGGTGAACGTGGGCCTTCAGGACATGAACACGCAGTACTTCAAGGGCGTCACCTACACGGCGGCTTGGTACATCGGGCTCTACGGCGCGGCTGCGTCGAATACTCCGGCAGCTTCGGATACGGCTGCTTCACACGCTGGCTGGACTGAGATCGTCCCGTATAGCAACGCGACCCGTCCTGCGGCTACGTTCGGCACGGCTTCGACTGCGGACCCGTCGATCATCACCAACTCGGCGTCCCCTGCCCAGTACAACATCAACGCCACGGCTACGGTTGGCGGCGCGTTCTTGATCAGTGACAGCACCAAGCTTGGCACGACCGGGATCCTGTTCTCGGCGGCGGATTTCCAAGCCCCCGGTGATCGCAACGTTACTTCTGGTGACACGCTCAACGTGACCTATACCTTCAGCCTTGACGCTGCTTAAGGAGCATCCCATGCACAAGAAAGGTGATGTGGTTCGCGTAAAGGCTGTTGTGCCTGAAGGTCCTGTGATCGCGCTGCGTATGACTGAGGATGGAGTGATCTACTACCTTGTCGAGTGGACCGACACGGACGGGATCAGTCAGCAGCGTTGGTTTGCAGAAGATCAGTTGATGGGGGCTTAAAATGCCTCTTGTACTTGCTGATCGTGTCAATGAGACCACGACTACTACTAGTACTGGCACGGTAACCCTCGCGGGGGCGGTGTCTGGGTATCAGTCGTTCGCTGTCATTGGCAACGCTAACACCACGTATTACACCATCGTTCACCAGACCGCTAGTGAGTGGGAGGTGGGCATTGGTACGTATACGTCTTCGGGGACTACGCTCTCCCGAGATACAGTGCTGGCCTCGTCAAACAGCGGCAGCCTCGTCAACTTTTCAGCAGGTACCAAGTTCGTCTTCTGTGACTACCCGGCTGGCCGGGCGGTCTATCTGGACACGGCGACCAACGCTACGCTTCCTAACCTGACGCTCTCGGGCAACCTCACCTTTAGCTCAACCGCTCAGCGCATAACGGGCGACTTTAGCAACGCCACGCTCACGAACAGACTTGCATTTCAGACCAGCACGACGAACGGCAACACGACGGTTACTGTGTTGCCAAACGGGACTTCAACTACTGCTCAAGTTATTGCTCATAACAATTCTGACCCTACCAATTCGTCAAACGCAGGACTCGTTGTAACATCTACCGCGATACGGCTTTCGTCTGGTCAGTCGGGATCTGGCACATATCTTCCGCTCACCTTCTTCACGAACGGTTCAGAGCAGGCTCGGATTGACACCTCCGGCAACCTCGGCATCGGGACGAGTTCGCCTGCGTATAAGTTGGATGTAGCGGGAACATCAACCACGGCTTTATCAGCCGCTGGGTTTACAAACAATTCTTCCGCAAACAATACGACAAAAACTGTTGGCATAACATTTCGTCTTGCTGACACAGTTGGATTTATTAAAGATTCTGCGTATATAACTGCGTTTCCAGATGGAGCAAATGTATTAAGTGCTGGTGTAGCATTTTCTACAAGAACGGGAGACGCAAATCCAACTGAAAAAATGCGCCTCGACTCCTCCGGCAACCTCGGTCTGGGCGTAACGCCGAGTGCGTCTACGATTCCGCAGTTTGAAGGTGGCAGCAACTTACTGCTTACAGGACGCGGTAACTCTTATTTGAGCAACAATGTCACCTATAACGGTGGCTGGAAGTACATCGCAACAGCAGTCGCCGCTCAATACAACATCAGCGGCGCAGAGCATCGGTTCTACAACGCCCCCTCCGGCACCGCAGGCAACACCATCTCGTGGACGCAGGCGATGACGCTGGATGCGAGTGGGAATTTGCTGGTTGGAACTACTACCAATCCAGATTCTCGCCGAATGCGCGTCTACGGCATTGCAGAGTTTGATGGCGCAGGGTTATCACTAAATATTTATAAGTCGTCTGGAACCAAAATTGGTTCTGCTGGGCAAGGCGACTATGTTGTAACTGGAGGCCCTTCTGATGGCTATGGAATACAGTCTCAAACTGCTTTGGTGTTTGGGGCAGGAGGCATCACCGAACGCGCCAGAATCGACTCCTCCGGCAACCTCGGTCTGGGCGTAACGCCGAGTGCGTGGAATACTTATACCGCTGCACAGGTTCAACAGTTATCTCTTGCTTCGTTTACCAATGGCGACGGTCGCGTAAGCAACAACTGTTTTTATGATAGTAGCGGTAATTGGAAATACATCAATACTCGGTTTGCTCTTCAGTATCTTTTGGACGCAGCAAACGGCGCACACAAATGGAACATCGCAGCCTCCGGCACCGCAGGCAACACCATCTCGTTCACGCAGGCGATGACGCTGACATCGGCGGGTAGCCTCGGCATCGGGACGACTTCGCCGGGAAGCAGGTTAGAAATATCTGCGTCCGACCCTGTTTTCACCATTTACAACACCAGCACAGGCGACAACGGCATTACTTGGGAGTCTGACGCGGCTTCTGGCGCGTCTCGCGCATCGCTGTTTTTAAACTATGCCAACGCTGAATTGCGAATGACGGTTGGTGCTGGCGGTGGGAGTTATTTTCAATCGTTTTATACCAACGGTTCCGAACGCGCCCGCATCACGAGCGGGGGGGATTTGCTGGTTGGGACGACGAGTCAATTATACGGCGAACGATTTAATGTTACTCGTGGTGGGGCAGGCACTAACTGCTCTACTCTTTATTTCAATACTTCCGATGATAGAGCGGCAGAAATTATCCGTCACGCAAGAGCGTCTGGCGCAACTCAAGCACCAATGATTGCATTTCTTGATAGCGGTGGAACTGAACGCGGAACAATTAAAACGGATGGTTCTGCAACGGCTTATAACACTTCTTCAGACCGCCGCCTTAAAGAAAACATCGCCTCCGCTGATGAAGCAAGTTCAGTCATTGATGCTATTAAGATTGTCAAACATAACTGGAAATCTGGCGGCCATGTCCGATTTGGTGTGATTGCTCAAGATTTGCACCAAGTTGCCCCGGAAGCCGTTTCAGCGGGTGACGATGGCGAAGAAATTGAAAAGACTTGGGGCGTGGACTACAGCAAACTTGTCCCGATGCTCGTTAAAGAAATTCAATCGCTGCGTGCGCGTGTCGCACAATTGGAGACTAAATAAATGACCACTATCACTTGGAACATCTCTGTGCTTGACTGCCTCCCGCAGTCTGCTGAAGGCGCTGACTATGTTGTTACCGCCCATTGGCAATGCACGGGCGTGGATGGCGCTTACACGGGGCAGGTCTACTCGACCACCTCGTTCGCCGTCGTTCAGGGCGAGGCTTTTACCCCCTATGCCGATCTGACTCAGGATCAGGTACTTGGCTGGGTCTGGGCCAACGGCGTGGACAAGGACGCTACCGAAGCTGCCGTGCAGCAACAGATTGACAATCAGATCAATCCGCCTATCGTAGCGCCTCCGCTGCCTTGGACAGCCCCGGCTGCCTAATCAGTTTTATCAACAACGGGCTAATCCCCCGCACAAAAGGTGAGTTATGGAAAACAAGATCAAGTTTGAAGACCTCTCGATTGACGAAGCCAACCTCGTGTTCTTGGCGTTGGCCAAGCTGCCGTTTGAGACGGTCGCCGCCCTTTTTGGCAAACTTCAACAGCAGGCACAGGCCCAGTTGCAACAGCAGCCGCCGAGTGCTCCGCCATCTATTGAGTGATGTTTAGCAACGGGCCGATCTCGTCATGGACGATTAGCGGGTTTCAGCAATACCTGAACTCTGCTGTGTCTGAGTCCATAACGGGATCGGACTCCGTTGCTTCTGTCCTGTTTGCCGTCTCGCTCATCTCTGAGACAAGCACTGCCTCTGACTCGGTGGATGCACCGGGCAGTATCTTTAGCAGCAGCGTCATCCTGACCGGCAACGCCTCCTCACAGTTCTTCACTCAGCCCATACTTGTGGCTCAAGTCGAGGAAGAGGCAAGGGGAGGCGGTCCGTTTGCGACTACGGTTGATTTCGTCTCCCTGATCAGCGAGACCGTTACCCCGTCCGACATTGTGTCGGCAGCGGCTGAATTTGTATCTTCCGTTGCGGAAGCAGCCGAAGCCTCAGAAATCCTTAGCCCTTCGTTCTCGGTGTTCATCACTGTCCCCGAGTCAGCCACGGGGGCGGATACCGTTGCCGTGACCCTCAACATGTCCGCGTCGGTCATAGAAGCCGTTACGGTTTCGGACTTGCTCACCGCGCAGGGCATATTTAACTCGCAGTTTTCTGACAGTGCCGTCATAAGCGATGCAGCCTTGGCGGGCGTTACCTTCCAGTCCCTGTTCATCGACTCCGCTTCCGTATTCGACACCACATTTAGTGCCTATTTGTGGAACCCAGTAGATGACAGCCAAGGCTCAATATGGCAACCTGTGAACGATTCCCAAACTGGGGGCTGGACCCCTGTCAATGACTCTCAGGGATCGGTCTGGGTTGAGATCAATCCAAACGACGATAAGCGTTACTCGTAGAGGCCGAACATGACAACTTTTAGTTCTAACCTTGGTCTTGAACTGATCGGTACCGGCGAACAGTCCGGCACTTGGGGCGTCACGACCAATACCAACCTTGGCACCCTGCTTGAGCAGTCCATTGCCGGGTACGTCACGCAGGCAGTCACAGACTCGGCCTCCCCCACGATCTTGACCATCCCGAACGGCGCTACGGGCGTGGCCCGTAACATGTACATCGAGTTGACTGGTGCTCTGACCGCTGCCCGCGTGGTTGAGGTGCCGAACAACAAGAAGCTCTATTTCATCTTCAACAACACCACGGGTGGCTTTGCGGTCACGGTCAAGGTCACGGGCCAGACCGGCGTGTCGGTTGCCAGCACTATTAAGACCATCCTCGTCTGTAATGGCACGGATATTGTCACCGCGACCAACTTGATTGGTCCGACTGGCCCCACGGGGCCGACTGGTCCGACTGGTCCGACTGGTCCGACTGGCGCAACGGGTCCGGTTGGTCCCACGGGTGCTACGGGTCCGACTGGCACGGCGGCAACGATTGCCGTAGGCACGACCACGACTAGCCCGGCGGGTGGCTCTGCGGCGGTTACGAACGTAGGTACTCCCTCGGCAGCGACGTTCAACTTCACCATCCCGACCGGCCCTACCGGTCCTACTGGCTCTACGGGTCCGACTGGTCCTACTGGCCCTGCTGGTCCTACGGGTCCGACTGGTCCTGCTTCAACGGTGCCGGGTCCTCCGGGTGTGACTGGCCCTCCGGGCCCTACGGGTTCGACTGGCTCGGCGGCTACGCTTACGCTTGGTACGGTCACGACGGGCACTGCAGGCAGCCCTGCGGCGATCACGAACTCGGGCTCAACGAGCGCGGCGGTCTTTAACTTCACCATCCCGACCGGGCCTACTGGCCCTACTGGCTCTGCGGGTCCTCCGGGGCCGACTGGTCCGACTGGCCCTGCCTCTACTGTGCCGGGTCCTCCGGGTCCCGCAGGTCCGACTGGCTCAACTGGCGCTACGGGTCCGACCGGTCCTACCGGTCCTGCTTCGACTGTTCCCGGCCCCACGGGTCCGACTGGGCCTCCGGGTCCTACCGGCGCGGCTTCAACTGTACCGGGTCCTCCGGGGGCAACTGGTCCGACTGGCGCAACTGGGCCTCAAGGTCTGACAGGTTCTACGGGTCCGACTGGCCCCACGGGTCCGACCGGGCTTACTGGTCCTCCGGGTCCTACCGGCCCTCCGGGCACGGTTTCCGCCAACTATCTGCGTAATGTATCTTCGGGCTACACTGGCGGGGGTCAGGTCTTCGTGACTTCTTCCACGCCCACTGCGTCGAACGCGGGCGACGTCTGGTTCCAGATCTAAGAGAACAGTATGCCGCTTAAGGTGTGGGACGGGTCAGCTTGGAACGTAATGGCGCAGATTAAAGTCTGGAACGGCTCGTCATGGGTTGCACTCAACGACATCAATAACGCCAAGACCGCAAGGGTCTGGAACGGGTCGTCTTGGGTGCAGTTTCACCCCGGTGTGCAGTTGCAGGAGTACTCGGTTAGTGGCGGCATTATCGACCTGTTTCACTTCTCAGCGGATCTGGGCGGGATTAGTGCCAACTCGTATGTTGAGATAGAACTTAACTCAAGTGGTACGGCGACGTATTCGTATGCAGACCAGACTACTGGCGGGGTCAACTACCTGACCTACAGTTGGCTACTTGGCGGGGCTAATACCGACTACTATGCCTACATGGACGCGCCAAGCGGTGATCCGTTCTACACCGGAAGTTCTGCGACGGCGACTTCACTGCAACTGAATACTACTAGGTCGTGGAGTTTGTACGTGGAGCAATCTGGTTCCGGCAGTGACTCTCGTTCTAACTCGTCCACGCTTCGCATCAAAAACAGCGCCGGTACGGATATCGTGACTATCCCGACTGCGTTTTCCGTGGAGGCAACCGTACTCTAATGCGCGGCGAATGGTGTTACTTCAAGTCCTACTTCACCCCTGAGCAGTGCGCTCGGATCGTGAGTACGGCTACTAAACGAGAGCCTAGCGAGGCTCAGATCGGCACGGATGCAGGCATCAAGGCGGACGACTCGTTCCGTCGCTCAAGCATCTGGTTCGTCAACAAGGGCGATGCCGAACTCGACTATATGTTTGATGAGTTGTGGAAGCTTGCTATTTGGGCCAACCGGGATTGGTTCGACGTGCATATCAGCAAGATCGACTACTATCAAATCGCAGAATATGACGGCGAGAGACAAGGCGAGTACAAGACGCACCACGACATTTTTTATATGAATGGCGATCCGTACTATCACCGCAAGCTCTCGTGCGTCATTCAATTGACGGACCCTGCCGAGTACAAAGGCGGGGATTTGACGTTTGACCACGTTACGCACTACCCGAACGCCGAAGAGATGAGGCAGCAGGGCACCGCGATCTTCTTCCCCTCGTTTGTGCGTCATGCGGCGCAGCCTGTAACAGAAGGGAAGCGGCACTCGATTGCGGCGTGGTTCGACGGGCCTAAGTGGAGATAAAGATGAAGGAAGAGGGGGGCAGTGTGGTGAACTTTGGCGAGATAATGAAGATGCTCGTGCCCGTCCTGATTGCCTGCATCGCATGGCTCTTGGGGCAGGTCACGTCTTTCAGCACCCGTCTGACCAAGATTGAGGGTCAGATGCCTGCGCTCATCACGCCGGAGGGTGTGCCGACCGACAGCCCCATTTCGGCAGAGCGTCGTCAGCGCATGAAGGAAGAACTGCTCGACAAGATCTATGACCTACAGATGCGGGTCAAACTGCTTGAACAAAAGGAGAAGGACAAGTGATACCTGCCGCGCTACAAGCCATTATTACGCCGCTGCTTGGCAACGGGCTTAACCTTGTCGCTAACGCTGTGTTGGCAAAGGGCAAGAAGGTTGTCGAGGAGAAGCTCGGCGTTGAACTGAAGCCCGATATGTCCCCCGAGGACTTGGCTAAGATCCAGATTGCCCAGATGGAGCATGAGGAAGAACTGCTCAAGTTGCGTCTGGAAGAGGACAAACTTGACCTCGCTGAACTTGAGATGCGCCTCAAGGACACCAACGATGCGCGGGTGCGCGAGACGCAGATTGTCACCTCCGACAAGGCACCGCTGCTAAACAAACTCATCACGCCGATTTTGGCGCTTGGGCTGCTTGGCATCACCTTCACGCTCTTTGGCAT